TACAGGGGAGGCCGCGGTGGTAAAAAAATTCGAAACAGAATTGCCTTGGGTGTGGGATGGCCCGCCGCCACCGGAATTAATGCCGGAAGCGGGGGAGGCCGTCGCGGAGGGCGTCAACCCGCCCGCCGCGGAGTATACCACCTGGGCGGGCGATAAATACCATGGCGGTTTTGGGCCCACCCAATTATTTGAAATGGACTATTGGACCCTACGGGAGCGGTCCGCCCAACTATTCAAAGAAAATCTATACGCGCGGGGCCTCATTCGGCGCTTTGTGACAAACGAAATAAATACCGGCCTGAAATTGGAAAGCATCCCCGAAGAACTAATCTTGGGATATGCGGAGGACGCCTTAAACGAGTGGACCGAAGATGTCGAAAACCGGCATAATTTATGGGGTGAAAACGCCCTTGTGTGTGATTACTCGGAGCGGAGGACAGACGGCCAATTGCAACGGGAGGCCCGGGCGGAGGCCCTTGTCTCCGGGGACATCCTTTGCGTCCTACACCTCGACCCTGTTACGGGCCTACCCCGCGTCCAATTGATAAATGGGTCCCTTGTTCAATCGCCCATGGACGGCGGGGACGGGGCGGACATCCGCCACGGCGTGGAGGTGGACTCCCGGGGCCGTCACGTGGCTTTTTGGGTTACTCAAGATGACGGGACATCCCTTCGTATTGCGGCCCGTGGGGCCCGGTCTGGGCGCCGTGTGGCGTGGCTCGAATACGGTTGTGATAAACGGATGGATGACATCCGAGGGGAACCGCTACTATCCCTCATTTTGCAATCCCTAAAAGAGGTGGACCGGTACCGAGATTCCGCGCAACGCAAGGCCACGTTGAATTCCATTTTGGCCATGTTTATCAAAAAAGAAGAAAACAAAATGGGAACTCTTCCCATTTCCGGCGGGGCCACAAGGAAACAAACCGTGGATACCACACACACGGAGGGGACCCGGCGCTTTGGTATTACGGAGCACCTCCCCGGCCTTGTGATAGAAGAATTGCAACAAGGGGAAACGCCCGTCCCTGGCTCCACGGCCGGGACGGATGTCAATTTTGGCAAGTTCGAAGAATCCATTATTCAGGCCGTGGCCTGGGCCAATCAAGTACCTCCGGAAATCCTACGGTTGGCCTTTTCAAACAATTACAGCGCAAGCCAGGCGGCCATCAATGAGTACAAAATGTATCTCAACGTGGCCCGGGCGGAGTTTTCAGAGCAGCATTGCAAGCCCATCTATATTGAGTGGCTTGTCTCGGAGGTATTGGCGGGGCGTATTAAGGCCGCCGGGTTTTTGGATGCATACCGGGACGCCCGCAAATACGATATCTTTGGGGCCTGGGTGGCCAGTGATTGGACGGGCGCCATTAAACCGAGCACGGACCTTGTGAAACAAACACGGGGTTACGAGTCCCTTGTGGCCAACGGGTGGGCCACAAATGACAGGGCGGCCCGTGAATTGACGGGGACGAAGTTTTCCAAAAACATCCGGCGTATTATCCGAGAGAATCAATTAAAGGCGGAGGCCAATAAGGCCTTGATCGCCGCGGCGGATGCGGAGGCGGCGGCCGTGGAGGCCCAGGCGCGGTTAAAGGCGGTTAAATAGTGCATATCATTGGCCCCGGTTTCAACTCGAATATACCGCTAGAGTCTAACGGCGCGGTCCCTGTGAACATACAGGACCAGACGAGTAAATCTTTTTACCTCCCGTTTATCAAGGCCGCGGCGGCCCCTACGTATTTATCCGTTGACGCGGCCAAGGGCGCGCGCACATTGACTTTGGTTAGCACAACCGGTTTCACCGCTGGGTGTGTAATTGTAATGATGAAAACAAACGAGTTTTTCATCGCAAGGCAATTGGGGGCCCCGGCCGGGAATGTTGTTACGATAGATACCCCGGTAGAAGAAGAATTTTCGGTGGCCGGAAGTTACATTGTCCCGTTTTCGTATAACATGAACGTTGACGGTTCTGTTACGCCACAGATATTTCAAATTGGCCCTGTGGGTGTTCCTTCGGATATACGGTTGGATGTTACTATGGTTGTGGGTCATATTACCGATCAAACGGCAATGGATGATAGCTTGTTTGGGGGCATTAGTGCTTTGACCCGTGGATGTGTGCTTCGAAAATCAAACGCTAACTACGAGACCTTCTGGAATTGTAAAAGCAATGCCGAATTAAAGTTGATTTGTGCGAATGAGTTTAGCTATTCGACAAAGGCCCCGTCCGGTTATTACGGCGCGACTTTCGTTCAACGGTATGCTGGGCCCGAAAACAAAGGCGTTACGATCCGATTGGCCGCCACGGAAACGATCGAGTTGGTTGTACAGGATGACTTGACGGACCTTGACTCGTTTATAATGCTGGCCCATGGACATTACGTGACGAATTAGAAAGGGAATACAATGGCAAACCCTGTGGTTTTTACGATACCCGTTAGCACTTGGGTAAAAGTAGCAACGGCTGTTTTTGTTGGGAACATACTCCCGATCGAGGCGGACGGGAAGTACCTGTATACCTACCGTATGACCGGCGGCGCGGCGCCAACGAACGGCGACTACTCGGACGCGAAGGAACTTGCCTATGAAGGCGGTATTATCCAATCAAGTGCGGCAATAGACGTGTATGTCGCTGTAACGGACGCCACCGATGACGGCCACGTGAGGGTTGATCTATGACAATCCACCAATACCGACAACAGATAATCGGTAACGGTGGCGTGGCGGGTGTCGCCCCGGGCGCGCCCGTTGCATTTACCGAGACCACGGCGGACCTTGAAATATATGTGGACGCGGCCACGGGTAGCGATACCACGGGCAACGGGACGGCGGCGGCGCCTTACGCCACTATCACAAAGGCCTACGAGCAGGTTCCCTACTTTATCAAACATGCCGTGCAAATTCATATCGCGGCGGGGACCTATACGGATTTTCCGAATGAAATTGACAATTATTTCAGTGATGCTGGGCAGCTTGTCTTCGATGGCGTCCCCGGTTTATCCGATGACGAGGGAACCTTGACCGCTAATACTGTTACGGATGTAGGCGGGGGCACTTGGGATTTAGTGGCACAAGATATTAATGTCAGTGGTGCCGCGTGGACTCCAAACGAACATGCTGGAAAGTATATCCGCATGACAAGCGGTACTTCTAACGGGTACTGTGCACGTATTTGGAGTAATACAACGGATACGCTCCGTATTATTCGCGGGTATCTTCTATCAATCGCCCCTACAAATACTTTTTTGATAGGGGAACCACAAGTTGACATTACTATCACAAATACGCCGAAAATAACCGGTAGTTTTGAGGGCGCGATTGATACAGGCGCGGTATCATGGGCGGGGAATCGCCTATTGTTTGGTTATTTGAATTTTAATTTTTCAACAATGCTTATTGCCGAATGTTCGGCTTTGTTCCATTGCGTATCTTTTACACCTAGTTCTGCGTTATATATAAACCGGGTTGTTACGAATCAATATGGCCCATACAATGACGCAAAAGCGTTTACGGTAACCGGCGGCATTAGCAGTGGGGATTATTATAGGAGCCCTGCTATTGTTAAAGACAACAGTTCGAGGATAACTGATTCGGATATAACTGGACTTGCATTTATGGGGGCCGCGTACAACGATAACCAATTAGATCAAAATATTACGGGTTATTTCGTTGCATTTACCAATATTGGGTTGTCAAATGCCAATTTGACTATGGCTTCTTGGTATTTTGATTCAGCCGCGGGTGTAGATAGTATCCTAATGTATCGCAAGTCTTTTATTCGTAACAACCGCGCCCATTTTGCTGGGGGGAAAAATTGTATTTCCGGGCAAAGTTTAACGCTTGAAAACGTTGGAGCCTTTACGGTTGATACCGCGTCTTATACCGATTACGGCTTACTTGCATTGGGGGACTGTCATTTTTCCGGGGATAGCACTTTTACATTGGAAGGCGCTTCCGGGGAAATTTATTTTGATATGTTGTCGGCGGCGGATACCTGGCCAACTATCGCGGGGACGTCAGTAACAGACGGCCACGGGTCATTTATTTTGAAAACGAGGTAGCCTTGAAAATTGTAAATACAATAGCGCAACGAAATGCAATCCCTGCGGCCGATCGTGCTGACGGTATGCCCTGTAGGGTATACGATGCGGGCGGTGTTTTCTTTCTCCGTGGGGGCGTTACTAATGCACATTGGGAGGGGCCCTTCGATTGGCAAACAACCGCCGATATGGAAATCTATGTGAACGGCGGAACGGGTAACGATGCCACCGGGACGGGTGCCGTGGGCGCGCCCTATGCGACTATCACAAGGGCGTATAAGGATGTCCCCCATACGCTTAAACATGCTGTGCAAATTCATATCGCGGCGGGGACCTATACGGATTTTCCGGATGTAATTGAAAATACGTGTGAAGGCGAAGGGCAGCTTGTATTTGATGGTATGGACGGCCTATCAGATGACGAGGGGACGTTGACTTCGGGGGCTACTACCATTGTTGCGTCCGCATATGGTTTGTTTACGCTACGCGCTACGGTACAAGTCGGTGGGTCGCCGGGATGGACGCCCAACGAACACGCGGGAAAATTTTTGAAAGTTACTAGCGGGGCTAATTCTGGTGGTATTACCGCGATACTTAGTAACACTTCGGACACGTTAACGATTGGGTGCGGTTGGCAGAATTGGCCGGATACAGGGGATGATTTTACGATTGGGTCACCCCTGGCG